GCCGTCAGGATAGGTTTCGGCAGGGCGCATGACATCACCATTCCCGCCCGGCCGTTTCTTGTGCTGACCGACGGGGACCTGGTTCGCATCGAGCGGATTGCGGAGGCCTTCATCCGGGAGGGAGCGGACCATGCCCGCTAAAATGCCCCAGAAACGGCTTTTACCCGCAAGGGCGACCAACGGGGCAGGAGTTTCATTGACACCGTTTATAAACATAACCTCGCGCGAATCCGGGGCATCCTCAACGGACGTCCGGGCGCTTTGCGCGGAAGGAGGAAGGGAAAATGACAAAATTTGCCGGTTTTGAAGATTGGGTGCCCATTTTTCGCGGCGGCCCGCAAACCGATTCCAGCGGGAAACTGCACGACGGCGACGCGCTCATCGACCGCGCCCTGGCCAGGTTCAACGCGGAGATTCACGAGCCGCCCGCCTGCATCGGGCATCCGGCCCATGACAAGCCGGCGTACGGCTGGGTGGCCGGGCTCAAAAAAAGCGCGGACAAACTGGGTAATGTCCTTTTGGCAAAGTTCCGGCAGGTCGAGCCCACGTTCGCATCGATGGTGCAGACCGGCCGCTTCAAAAAGCGCAGCGCCGCCTTTTATCCCGACGGCACGCTGCGTCATGTCGCTTTTCTGGGAGCGGCGCCGCCGGCCGTCAAGGGCCTGCCGGACGTCGCCTTCGCCGACGGCGACTTTACAAGCTTCGAGTTTACGGACGCGCCCTACACATGGACGTCGCTGGCGGACGTTTTTCGCCGTCTGCGTGAATGGTTCATCGAAAAAGAAGGCCAGGAAACGGCGGACCGGCTGATTCCGGACTGGAAGATAGACGACTTGAGAGCGGCGGGCAACCCGCCCGCCGCGGAACCTTTAACCGCAGCATATACCGACAAGGAGGACAATATGACGTTCAAAGAAAAACTGGCCAAGTTCTTCAACGAATTTCTGGCCAAGATGCCCGACGACGGTCCGGTTTCCCCGGTTACCCCGGCATCCCCGGCCTTTACCGAGGCGGACATTGAAAAAGCAAAAACCGAAGCCGCCGCCAAAGAGCGCGAAAAAGTCACGGCCGAATTCGCGGAAAAAGAGCGCGCGGCCCGGCGGGCCGCCGTCAAGAGCGAAATCGCCGCGTTTTGCGACGGCCTGGTCAAGGAGGGGAAGATCACCCCGGCCGGCATCAAATTCGGTCTGCCGGAGATCCTGTTTGCCCTGGCCGAAAACGAAAATCAAATCGAATTTGGCGAAGCCGGGGAAAAGGCGACGCCGTTCGACCGCATGAAGGCGCTGCTCGCCTCGGCCAAGCCCCTGGTGACGTTCGGCGAAACGGCGACCAGGGACAAGGACGCCGGTCGCGGGACCGGCACGGCGGGCGAGAAGCTCGAAACCCTGGTCCGCGCGAAAATGAAGGACAACAAAGACCTGCAGTATGCCGCGGCCTTTGCGGAGGTCCAGCGGGACAATCCCGACCTGGCCCGGGAATACCGGGCCGAATTCCGCGGCGAGGGATAGGCGGCCGCGGACAGGATTGCGGGGCGCGCCTGACGGGCGCGCCGGAGATTCACTTAAAAAACCAAGAAAGGACTGAACATGTCGACAGAAAATAAAATATTGGATTTGTCCTTCCCGGCGGCGGAAAGCCTGGTGGACGATCAGTACAAGTTTGTCGTTCTCAGCGCCACCGGCGTGAGACGGCCCGACTCGGAAACCGAGATTGCCCTGGGCATTTTGCAGAACTGCCCGGCCGAGGGAGAAGCGGCCGCCGTGCGCATCATCGGCGTCAGCAAGCTGCAGATGAACGGCGCCCTGGGCGTGAACGGCATCGTCAAGGCGGAATACGTAGCCGCGGCGGACGCCGGCAAGGGCAAGGACGCCTCCGATGCCCCGGCGTATGCCAGGGCGCTGATTCTGGAAGCCTCCGGCGCCGAGGATGATCTGGCCAGCGTATTGCTGCTGCCCGTCAATCCCGGCGTCACGGCCCTGACATCGGTTGCGGCCGCAACCGTCGACAGCACCAACGGCGCCCGCACCTACACCGCCGCCGAGCTGCTGGGCGGCCTGATCCTGCGCGACCCGGCCGGCGCGGCCAGAAACGACGTCAGCCCCACGGCCGCGCTGATCGTCGCGGCGATCTCCGGAGCGATTGTGGGCTCCTCGTTCGAATTCGAGATCAAAAACACCGCCGACGGCGATGAAACCATCGCGCTCACCGCGGGCGCGGGCGTCACGCTTTCCGGCGGCATGACGATACCCGTAAACCACACCCGGCGTTTCCGGGCCATTGTCACCAATACCGGCGCGGGCACTGAAGCGGTCACGATTTACAGCATGGGCCTCGCGCCCAATACGATGGACAAGCTCGGCCGGACGACCGTCTCCACCGTCTCCACGGCCGGCGCGGCCACGTACACCATCGACCAGCTGCTGGGCGGCCTGATCCTGCGGGATCCGGCGGGCGGCGCGCGCAACGACGTCACCCCCACGGCCGCGCTGATCGTCGCGGGGCTGCCCGGAGCCGTTGTGGGATCCAGTTTCGAGTTTACCATCCGCAACGACGCGGATGAGGATGAAACGATCACCGTGACCGCGGGCGCGGGCGTCACGCTGTCCGGAACGATGACCATCGCGCAGAACAACTCCAAGCGGTTTTTGTGCCGCGTGGACAATGTGACAGCCGCAGCCGAGGCCGTCACCCTTTACTCGCTGGGCACGGTCGTTCACTAAAAACAGTGGATGGTGGATAGTGAATCGTTCATAGATTCTCTTGCTATCCACCATCCGCCATTCACCATCAACCATTTTAAGGAGGAAAAATAACATGGCTCCCAACGTGAAAGAAACGATGGTCGCAGGACCGCTGCAGAACATTTCCATCGCGTTCAAAAACGAAGATTACATTGCCGACCGCGTGTTTCCGATTCTGGACGGCGCGGACCCGAAGGCAAAGATCACCATCTATCAGCGGGCGGACTGGTTCCGGGATGAAGCGGGCATCCGCGCCGCCGGAACCCGGGCCGCGCGCGGCGCGTACAAGCTGGAAGAGGCGTCCGTCGCCACGAAGGAATACGCCTTCGCCAAGGAAGTGACCGACGAGGATCGGCGCTTTGCCAAGCTCAAAAACGCTCCGCCTTTGAAGCCGGATGAAGACGCCATTGCCTTTGCCGCGGACAAAATCGATTTGAAGAAGGAGATCCGCGTGGCGTCGCTCATCACGGGCGGCACCTGGGTGGACGGCGCGGCAGGCGGCGAGGATGCCGAGGGCCTCTGGAGTCCGGCGGGGAACACCAACACCTTCCTGGCCGATATAACCAAAGCCAAGAAAGCCATCAAGGGCGCAACCGGCAAAAAGGCCAATGTGCTGGTTTTGGACGATGCAACCTACATGGCTTTGGCGGAATGCGAAGCCATCCTGGACAAGATCAAATACACCCAGCGCGGCGTCATGACCAAGGAGCTGCTGGCCGCCATGCTGGAGCTGGATGAAGTCCTGGTCGGCGGAGCGATCAAAAACACCGCCAAAGAAACCAAGGCCGGCACGGAATTTACCGGCGTCAATATTTGGGAAGTCAACGCCGGCAAGGGCATGGGATTCCTTTTCCATCGCCCGAAGACTCTGGGCCTGAAAGTCGCCACCGCCGGCCTGCAGGCGCGCATCGCCTACGAAGACGGCCAGCCCCGGCGCGTCACCACCTGGCGCGAGCCGGCGGAGCATCAGGACGTGTACGAAGTGGCGGAAGAGACCGACATCGTGCTGGTGCACGCGGCGCTCGGCTACCTCTTCAAAGACACGTACGCAACGTAAACACTCGTGGATGGTGGATGGTGGATGGTGAATCGAAACCATTCGCCATCCACCTGGAATACGGAGGGACGAAATGTTTAATGTGACTTACGGCGAATTGAGCGCGGCGGACCTGGCGACGGCCACGGACATCGCCCAGAAGATGGAAGCGGTCGACGGCGCGATTGCCGCGCTGCAGAACGAGCGCACGCAGGCGCTGGCTGAATTCAGCGCGAAAGAGCAGGCATTGCAGATCGAAAAATCAAATCTGCGCGAGGCTCTCAGATCATTGCGGACTGTATCGCTGACGCCGACGGAATAAGGATTGCCTCATGGGCTGGACGATCAACGGTGTGCCACATACCGGCCAAATATTAACGGTCGGACCCAGCGGGCGGGATTTCACAAATCCTAGAGCTGCGTTTAATGCCGCGTCAACCGGGGCGTTGGTTCTGCTTGACCCAGGTACTTATCCATCTACGACAAAGGATAGCACCAATCACATCTATGAATGGCACACAAAAAAAATTTACTGGCGTGGTCTAGGAGACGCTCCGTCCGACACAGTGCTGGACGCCAACACGTATGTATACGGCATGATGATCTCCGCCAGAGACATGTTGTTTGAGAACCTGCAGTTTAATCCCATATCGTACGGACTGCTGAGATATTATCACCCAATCACGACAGGTCTGATCTTTAACAAATGTAAGATTACCAACGCCAGAGCACAATGTAGCTATTCTGTCATGAGTGGGTGGGCCGACGATGCCCAAATTATTCCCGCCGGCCTGAAATTTATCAATGTTGATTTTCCGGATACGCAGGCGGGTGTATTTTGCGGGGCAGCATCTAATTTCCAAGCGTCGCTCAGCAAATTTTATGTCAGCAAGTGCATCATCCCCGACAATGATTATTATGGATACTATTTGACGGGATCGTTTGCATTGGCTGATTGGGTGACGTCTCCGGCAGTTGGCTACGGCAGCAATTACGGCGATTTCCTCATCACTGAGGGCGGCGGGGCCATCGCGGCCATCGAGCAGTACTATCGCAGGCTGAGGAACGGGTGATGATCATTCTGTTAAAGCAATCGACCGCTGCGGTCATCAAGTTCGGGCCGCTCCTGGACAAGGAAGACGGCGTGACGCTGAAAACCGATCTGGCCGCGGCGCTCGACAACGCCGCAACCGGAGTCATGCTCTCCAAGGCCGGCGGCACGCTGGCGGTCCGCCACGCGCCGGTAACGCAGACCACCTACGACGCGCACGGCATGTACAACGTGCGTCTCGACGCCACGGACACCAACACGCTTACGGATCTGCTCGTCATCTACACCGACCCGGCGACGTGCCTCGCGCACTGGCAGCGGTGCGTCGTGCTGCCCGCAAACGTTTACGATGCGATGTATGGCGCGGATCTCCTTGATGTGGAGCTCTCCAGCGTGCTGGCTGCCGTGGAGGCGATACCGGCCAATCCGCTCACCGACGACGACGCGCGCCTGGATTGCCTCGATGCGGAAGTATCGTCGCGCCTGGCCGCGGTGGATTACGCGGCAGCGCCGTCAGCCGCCGCGATCAAAAGCGCGCTCGAAGCGAACGGCTCGAAGATCGATCACCTCTGGGAGTTGACGGAGGACGACGGCGGCGTGCGCCGGCTCACGGCCAACGCGCTGGAGCAGGCGCCGACAGGCATGGGCGGCAGCGGCTCGGCCGTGGTGGTGCTGCCTGTCATGCAGGGCCGCGTGTACAGTGCCACGGCCGTTCAGGGCCGCGACGTGGTGGTGGTCCAGGGCGACACGCCGCGGGTTGTGTTCGATCTTGGCGCTGACTATTCCACCTGGACGCCGTATGTTGCGGCTAAGGCGAACCTGGAAGATGCCGTTTATCTGATCGCGCCCAAAGCCGGCGCGTGGTCCGCGCCCGCATCCGGACAGGGTTACGTGGATTTGACCGCCGCCGACACGGCCGCCATCGGACGCCACTTTGCCGAAATCGAATTGCGCAACGGCGAGTCGCGCCTGACGGCCATGAAATTCCGGCTCAAAATTATCGACGCCGTGATCACGGAGTAGGAGGCCTATGTACTGCGCCCTTGAAGACCTGAAGACCGTCATCCCCGAGCAGGACATGATCGAGCTCACCGACGACATGGTGCCGGCCGCCAAAATCATTGCCGCAAACGTCAACAAGGCGATCGCGGACGCCGGCGAACTGATCGACGGCTATTTGCGCGGGCACTACCGTTTGCCCTTGTCGCCTGTGCCGGGCATCATCTCCACCCTGGCCTGCGATATCGCCGTGTACCGCCTCTATGCCCGCAAAAGCCGGATCACGCCGCCGGAAGGCGTCTCGGAAAGATACAAAAACGCCCTGGCGCTCCTGGCCAAAATGCAATCCGGCGACATCATGCTGGGCGCGGGCGGCGACATCTCCACGGAAAGCGATACGGATCGCGTCGGCGCGACGGCGGGCGACCGGATTTTCACCCGGCAGACGATGAAAGGATTTTAGCGATGCTCGATCAAATCGAAGAAGCCGTGAAAAACAGAATCGGCGACAAACTCTCCGATGCCGCAGGCAGGCTGGACATCCAGCGCGGCGTCGACGGCATTCCCCGGCAGGCGATCTACGTATCCGTTGAAGAGGGCGATTTCACCCGCGTCACGCAGGAGACGTACAGCCTGTCCGTGAAAGGCTATGTCGACATCGTCTTCTCGCATCTGCAAAACGAGGAGATGCGGCGCAAGGGAATCGCGCCGATCCTGGAAGGGGTTTATCAATGCCTGCTGCTGCAGAAACTCGGCCTGGCCATCTCGCCGATCGTGCCGCAGCGATTCCGCAATACCACGACGGAAGAGCTGCGGCAAAAAGGCCTGATCGTGTTTAGCCTGGAATTCGGCACGAAATTCAATGTCACCCGGATGGACGAAGAAACCGTCACGGATCTGCTGCGCGTCGGACTGAACTACTACCTGCAGGATCCGGCGGACGACAATGAAGCCGATGCGTCGGATCTGGTGACGCTCAGCGAATAGTGTATGGTGGATAGTGGATGGTGGATAGGAAAGCAAAGGAGGGAATCATGTTAGTCAAAGCAGCGCCGGGCAGCCGTTGCCCTAAAGAAGGCAAGCCCCGTGAGTTTATCACCGACGGCAACGCCGTGGAGGTCGCCGACAGCGCGTTTTACCGCCGCCTCATTGCCGACGGATCGCTCGTTGAAGAGAAGGTTCCAGGGACAAGGAAAAAAGAACAGGGGAAAAAAGAAATCCTTGAACCGTGAACCTCGAACCTTGAACCTTTTGTTACAGGAGGAAAACCATGTCGTCTCCCAATATTTCGTTTGACAGTATTCCCGCGTCAATCCGCAAGCCGGGAAAGTATTTTGAATTCAACACCAGGCTGGCGATGCGGACGTTGCCGGCCAACCGGCAGCGCATGCTGATTATCGCGCAGCGGCTCGCGGCCGGAACGGTCGCCCAGCTGATTCCGACGCGGGTCTTTTCGGATGCGGAAGCCGCGACGTATTTCGGCGCGGGCTCGATTGCCCACCTCATGGCGCGCGCGGCGATCAAGGCCAACGCCTATCTGGATCTGTCCATTTGCGCGCTCGACGACGCGGCCACGGGCAATCCCGTTGCCCGCGTGCACACCCTGGCGATCGCCACCACCGCCACCGGAAGCGGCACGCTGACCCTGTATGTCGGAAACGTTCGCTACCAGATCGGCATCGTCTCCGGCGATACGCCGACGGTCATCGGTGCGGCGCTCAAGGCGCTGCTGGATAACGATCCGGCTTTGCCGTTTACCGTGGCCCACTCGGAGGGCACGGTCACATTCACCGCCAAAAATAAGGGCGTCGTGGCCAACCAGGTGGATTTCGAGGCCGTCGTCACGGCCGCCTCGACGACCGCCACGTTTACCGCCACAACGCCCGGTTCGGTCGACCCGACGCTCGCCACGGCGCTTAGCGCCGTATTCGCGGGCGAGTACGACATCATTGCCGTGCCCTTTATCGACGAAACGTCTTACGGCGCATTGAAAACGCATCTGGACAGCGTGTCCGGACCGATGGAGCAGCGGCCCGCGATCGGCGTCATCGCCGCCGACGACGCGCTGGCCACCGTGACCACGCTCACCGCTGCAATCAATTCCGGCCGGATCACCTGCGGCTACCTGCGGGGCACCCGCTCGCCGCTCTTCGAAATCGCCGCCGCCTATGCCGCGGTTCTGGCCTCGGAGGAGGATCCCGCGCGCCCGCTCAATACTCTCGCCCTGGCCGGCATCGCCGCGCCGCCCGTTGCGTCCCGCCTGAGTCGGACCGAGCAGGAATCCTGCCTGGCCAACGGGGCAACGCCGCTGGAAGTCGGCCCCGGCGAGGTCGTGCAGATTGTCCGCGCCGTCAGCACCTACGTGCAGGACGCCCAGGGCATCGACGACCCGGCGCTTCTGGACATCACGACCATCCGGACGCTGGATTACGTCCGCCTGGCCGTCCGCACACGGATCGCGCTGCGGTTCCCCAGGGAAAAGCTTTCCAGCAAAACGCCGGATGCCGTGCGCGACCAGATCCTCGACGTGCTCTACCAGCTTCAGGATCTGGAAATTGTCGAGGAAGTGGAGGCCAACGCCGCCGGCGTGCTGGTCGAGCGCGATTCGCAAGACGCCAATCGCCTGAACGCCAAGATCCCGTGCGATGTGGTGAACGGCCTGCACGTCTTCGCCGGCCGGATTGATCTCTTACTGTAACAATCCCGCTGTGTGTCCCTCCCCCTTGATGGGGGAGGCCGGGCGGGGGTGAAAACAAGGAGGATAAAATGTCTGAAGAATTTGTGAGCCAGGTGCTGCTCGAAATCAACGGCAAGAAAATTACCGATTTCAAATCGGTCACCGAAGGGGAGCGCGAATTGTACGGCGCGGTCAAGCTGATGAACGGCACGGGCCATTACAAAAAGCAGGAACGTCCGACGGTCAAGCTGGATTATGTGATCCCGCTGGACGGAGAGGAGTTTGACTTCACGGAGGTCCGAGGCGGCACGATCACCGTCGATTACCAGAACGGCACGCGCCGAAGATACACCGGCGTTTACACGACCAAGATCGGCGAAGCGAAATTTGACGGTGAAGCGGACGGCGTCGTGCGCGCCATCGAGTTTTCGGCCAAAGCGGTAAAATAGCCCTGCCGGGCAAGGAGAAGCATCTATGAAAACACTGACGGAAACATGCGTTTTGCCCCTGGGAATCGAGTATAACGGCGAGATTCACCGGGAGATGGAACTGCGGCCGCAGCGCGTCGGCGACACGATAGACGCGCTCGAAAACGATCGCGCGCGGCACAATGACAGCTATCTGGGGCTGTGCGTGCTGGCCAGGCAGGTAGTGCGCCTCGGTCGCATCCCCGCCCCGGACATCACGCCGGACCTTTTGATGAACCTGTATGACACGGATATGGCCGCAATCAACGCTGCGCTGGGGAGGTTGCAGATGCGCCAGGCATCGTTTCGAAACGCAGATGAGAACCCTCCGAAAAATGATGCTGGCATTGCGCAAGCTGGGATTCACGGGGGCGGAAATTGAAAAAATGACGCCGGCCGAAGTGGACGGGTACTGCGCGGCGTTTATTGAGATGCGGGAATCTTCTGCGACCGGATCCAAAAAATATATCGTCCGACGATCCGGGCGAAAAAACCCGTCCACAGAACAAAAGAAATAGCCGCCGGGAGAAATGCCGCCGCTGTATTGCCGAGCAGCGGCCAGCAGATCAGAAATCCGGCAAACGCGGCGAAAGCTCCGCCCGTTGCATAAAGCAGCGCGACCAGTAAATAGACGCCGTGTATTTTCGTCAGAGCATAAGCGGCCGCAAGGCCCGCAAGGATCGCAAAGGATGGAATCATTATGTCGAATGTCATGACCGTTGCCCTCCAATTCACCGCCATCGATATGATGCAAGGCGTCTTGTCGCGCGTAAAAAACTCGGTGTTGAGTTTAGGAAACGCATCGGGCAAAGTCAAGCGCGATTTCGACGACATGACCAATCATATCACGTCCGGACTCAAGGCAATAGCCATAAGCGCCTATGCCGTCAACAAGGCGCTGCCCGGCGTCCGGGCGGCGGGCGATCTCGAGGAAGCCATGCTGGGCGTCAAAATGAATATCGCCTCCTCGGCCAAAAGCGCGCACGAACTGACGACCATGCTCGGCCAGGTCAAAGGCACGGCCATTTCCGTTGCGGCTCAGGCGCCATTTTCCGCCGAAGACGTCGTGCGCATTCAGAACTCTCTTTTAAAGGCCGGCATGGACCTGAAAGACGTCATGGGGAATTCCGGCGCGGCCTTTTCCGCCACGGCCCTGGCGACGCTCTCCGGCGCCGCTCCGGAAGTTGTCGGGGACTCTTTGGCCAACATCGGTTCGATGTTCAAATTCCGGGGCGCGGACTACGGCGCTTTTTCGGATTGGCTCACCCGCGTGGATGACGCCGCCGCGACCAACCTGCCCGCACTGATTCAGGGCCTGCGCATGGCCGGCAGTTCCGCCGACGCCCTGGGGATCTCCGCAAAAGATTCCGTCACGGCGCTGGGCGCTTTGTCGCCGTTGGGCGAGCGCGCCGGCTCGGCATTCAATAACTTTTTGATGGCGTTTGCCACTCGCCGCAAGGAACTTGCGGCAATGGGGCTGGATGTTTTCAAGGGCGGAAAGTTCATCGGGCTTGCGGCGGCAACGGATATGCTGCAACAAAAATTCGGGGCGATTAAGGATGACGGCCGGCGCCTGGGCCTGCTGATGAAAATCTTCGGCGAGGAAGGCGGCCGGGCGGCCAATACGTTTATCAATGCGGAAAAAGGATTCCGGGACATTGAATCATCCGCCATTGACGCGCTCAGCATGGCTGAAAAACTGTCGATCTGGGGCGAAGGCTTCAACGCTTCTTTAAAAAAACTGGGCGGCACGGCGAAATCAACGCTGGCTTCCATCTTTGATCCTCTCCTGGCGCCGCTGACCCAGGTGATCAATCTGCTTAATGCCGCCACGTCCAAGCTGGGCGAGTTTGTGGAAAAGAATAAAGTGGCGGCAACCGCGATATCCGGCACGGTCGGCGCGGTCGCGGCAGGCGCGGGACTGTATGGGCTGATTCAGGTTGCGCGCGGCGGAGCGGCGGGCGCGAAAGTATTGAAGGGGCTGGGCGGTATAAAGGGATTGCTGGGCGACGCGGCGGGCATTGCCAAGGGCAAGGCCGTGCAAGCCGCCACCGGAGTGACGGCGGTTTATGTCACCAACTGGCCGGGTTCGATGTCCAATCCGCTGTCGCCGTCCAATCCGGACGCGCGCAAAAAACTGGAAGATCTTTTCACCAAACCGTCCGGCGTTCCCAAAAGCGCGGGCATGGCCGGGAAGCTGGCCGGTCTGGCTCAAGGCGCAGGCGGCCTGGTTGCCGCAGGCGCAGCAGGATACGCCATTGGATCGATTATCAATGAAGGCATCAACGCCGCCATGCAAACGTTCACGGGCGGTAAAAACAACTCGTTCGGGGAATGGCTCTACGACCGGATACACGGCGAGCCGGAAATCAAAAACGATATGAAAATAAATATCATTGCCGACTTTGACAAACGCCGCGTGACGGCGCAGACCGCCGATCCGCGCGCCAATGTGTCCGTCGATCTGAATCGCGGCACGTGGGATAATCCTCTGGGGATGCGCTGATGGTTCGCACATTCGACAACACGATGATCGAAACCGATGAGGGCCTGCTGGATGACGTGATCATTCAGTTTGAAACGATCGAGGACACCTTTGAAAAGGCGATCGTCCGCTACGATTATCCGTTCGTTGATGGGGCGGATCTGGAGGACATGGGACAGAAGGCGCATGCGATCCGCTTCCGGTGCTGGTTCTGGGACGATGAGGAAAATATATCATCGTATGCAGAGCATACCCGGCTGCTCGCCTGCCTGGACAAACCCGGCCTGATCGATTTTGTGCATCCGAAATACGGCTTGATCCAGGGCAAAATAGAATCCATTGCCGTGAACCACAACGCCGACGTTCGCACGGCCGCCATCGAAGTGACATTCGTCGAGCAGATGCGCGCGGAGCTGTCCGTCGAGGATGCGCCAAGCGTGCAGTCCGCCGTGGAAGAGGCCTACGCGGCGGCGCAGGCCAAGCAGGAATCGCTCCTCATGCAGACGCTGGCGGCTATTCCCGGCGTGGATCCGGCGGCCGTGACAACGGCGCTCGATGCCGCCCAGGGCTTGGCGACGCAGATGCAGGGCTACACCAGCGCAACACGCGCGGCGGTGGCCGAAATCGAGAAACATCTCGCAAAGGCGGAAGCCACGGTGAGCCGGGTGGCCGGCCCGCTCAACTCCCTCCAGGCCACGCTGACCTACGGCCTGGCGCTGCCGGGCCGCGTGCTGGGAAGCCTGTCCGGCGTGCTGGAAAAGACGGCGCGGACATTCGATTCGCTCTGGAATTATCCGTCTCAGTATGTGGCGAAATTGGACGATGCGCTTGACGAACTGGAGGACCGTTACGACGATCTCGCCGACGGGGCGACGTCGCCCGCGGGCCGCCAGGCGGGGCTGGTGATGCGCAATCAGCTGCTCGTCGCCGGAGCGCAGCGCCTGGCGCTGGAGGCGGCGGCGCTCTTCGCGGAAGACGACCGCGCGGCAAGAGATCCCGGCGAATCCGGCTTCGAGGTCATGACCATCCATGAGCTGGAGGCGACCCTGGCCGTTGTTCGCGCCCGTCTGGCCGCCGCGGTGGCGGTTGCCCGGGAAATGGATGAACTCAAGGAGATGGCCGCCTCCCTGCTCGCCCAGGTCAATACCGTGCGCCTTGAAAGGGAAAAACTGATGAACGTGACGCTGGACAATCCGCTGCCGATCCACCTGGTCTGCCTGCGGTACGGCTTGTCGTATTCCGATGCGGAGCGTCTGATCCGCGTCAACCGGATCAGCAAGCCCAACTATGTCGCGGGAGAGGTCGCCGTGTATGTCCGATAAAGTGGAGCTGTACATCAATAAGGCGCGCATCACGCATTTTTTGTCCTACCGGATCGACGCGGATCTCTACACGCCGGCGGACGCGTTTTCGCTGGAGCTGGCCAATCCGGACACCGATATTGCGCCGGGCCTGACCTGCGAGCTGAAAATCAACGGCGCGCTGGAACTGACCGGCGTCATCGATAAAGTCGTCCGGAAAATCAGCAAGAGCAACGGCGTGTCGCTGACGGTGGAGGGCCGGGACCTGATGGGCCTGCTCGTGGATTCCTATTGTGAACCGCCCTGGAGGGACATTGAGAACATGCGACTGAAGACGTTGGCGGATCTCTTGCTGGCCAAAGTTCCTTTCATCAGCCGCAAGGACATCCTGTATCAGGAGAGCATCGTCGGCAAAGGCAAAAAAGCATCGGCGACGGGTTACCTGGCCGATCTGGACCAGGGGCAGCGCATCGGGCGGATCGAAGCGGGAATGACCATCTTCGAAGTCCTGAAGAATTTCAGCATGAGCCGCGGCATGCTCTTTTACTGCCTGCCTTCCGGCCAATTGGTGTTCGGCAGGCCGCTGGCGTCGGGCGCGGCGGACTACCGTCTGGAAATCAAAAGAGACGGGAAAAACAACAATGTGATCGAATCGGAAGTCATCCGGGACATATCGCGGCGCTATTCGAAGGTCACCGTCATCGGCCAGCAGCAGGGCGCCGAAACGGACGCGAATGCGTCGGCCGTCAATACCGGTGGACCGGCCACGAGCAGGACGGACGCCGGCATGCCGTTTTACAAGCCCTACGTGTGCGCCGACAATAACGATCATGTCAGCCCGGCCATGCGCGCGCGGATGATCCTGGACAAGCAGCGGCGCGAGGGGACGCAAATGCTTTATTCGGTCGGCCGCCATGCCGAGGGGGATAAAAACTGGACGATCAATGCCTTGTGCCGCGTGAATGACGAGGTGCAGGGCATCTCCGGAGATTACCTGATTTACGGTCGGACGTTTGAAATGAACAAGCAGACGGGACCGGTCACGCGCCTGCGGCTGGGTGAACCGGGCATGGTGTTATAAAAAAGGGAGGGGAGAAAATGCTTTATCGGGCTTTGTATTCGCTGTTGAAGGGGCTTTGCCGAACCGGCGTGAGCACGACCGCGGCCGCGGCCGATCGTCTTCCGGCGCGCACGTCTTGTACGAACCGGCGGGCGGCGGCGGAATCCGCCTTGATGGTCACTGTCCTGCCGTTTGTCTTGTATGAAAAGGTGTCGCCGTTTATGTTTTGCACGCGCCGGTTTTCCAGCCGGATCTTTGCGGGCCGGTCTGCCGGAATCTTGATGAACGGCGCGGCGGCCGTGTTGGGATTGTCCCAGGCGGCGGCGGGCATGCCGGAAAAGGACAGGATGACCGCGCAGATGAGGACTATTGATTTCATGGAGGCCATTTTAGCATGATCCGAGGCATTGTCAATTCGGTTGTGGAGGGGAAAATCAAGCTGTTTTCCGCGCTGGGCCGCATCGGTGAAATATTCTCCAATCGTGAATACTTCCAGCACTACGGCTTCACGTCCCGGCCCTTGTCCGGCGCGGAAATCATTCTCATCCGCGAGGGCAACCACATTATCGCCGTTGCCTCCGACGACCGCCGCTACCGCATTGCCCTGGAAGAAGGCGAGGTCGCGCTCTACACGGACGAAGGCGATAAAATTCACCTCAAGCGCGACAAGACGATCGAGATCCTGAGCGGCAACAAGCTTTTTGCGACGGTGGAAAACGAGGTCGATATCACCACAAAGGTGGCAAAAGTAACGGCCACCGAAAGCGCCGATATCACGAGCCCGGAGGTGACGATCAACGCGGCGACGTCGCTCGGCGCGACAAGCCCCGCTGTGACGATCAATGCAGAGACGTCCGTGACGCTCAACTGCCCGGCGATATCGCTGGGCGGCAGCTCCGGCACGATGCGCTACCTGGTCGATGAGCGGCTGTTCGACTGGCTCATCAATCACACGCACGGCGGCGGCATCAAGCCCGTCCAGGCGCTCGTCCCGGCGAATTACCGGACGGCGATCGTGCAGGGAGGTTGATATGGACTTTGCGCTGACCATCGACGACCAGGCCAATGCTCAAATGACGTTTAATGAGACGACCTCGCTGATGAACAATATCTATCTCTCGCTCCAGGTGTGGCGCGGATCGTTTTTCGCTGGGCCGCTGTTCGGTTCCCGCCTGCACCTCCTGAAGCGCGCGAAAAACACGGATCAGACAGCGCAGCGGGCGGCGGGCTACGCCAAAGAGGCGCTGCAGTGGATGATCGACGAAGGCCGGGCCAAATCCGTGGAGGTATTCACCCGGCGCAATGCGTCCGCAAACGGGCGGATGGATCTGCTGATCGAAGTGACACCGGCCAACGGTGCACCGCCGGTGCGCTACTGGACGTTTATTGAGGTGATCTGATGAATCTATCGCGCGAATTTGACGAATTGCTCGCGGCCATGCTGACCGACTGGCAAAACCAGAATCCGGACGCGGATCTGAGCCGGGGCTCGCTCATCTATATGAAGAGCGCCTGCCTGGCCAGCGCCCTGTGGGGCATCTATAAATATCAGGACTGGATCGCCCGGCAGATATTTCCGGATACGGCGGACACGGCCTATCTGGAGCATCACGCCTGGACCCGCGCCATCACGCGCCTGTCCGGAGAGGCCGATGCGGCGTTCCTGGCCCGCATCCTGGACGATATCCGCCGCCCTCCGGCGGGCGGCAATCAGTATGATTATATCAAGTGGGCGCTGGCGATCGACGGCGTCGCGCGGGCCTATTGCGTGCCGCTGGCCCAGGGCCTGGGAACTGTGGACGTAATCATTCTGGCGGACGCGGCGGTGACGGGCAGCGAGATACCGAGCAATTCAGCCCGAATCGGCGCGGTGACGTCCGTCGGCGCAAACAAGCTCCATGACAGCGGCGCGGCGTTTGATACCGACCACGCGGTGGCGGCGGGCGATATCGTGGAAAACCCGCTGCGCGGCACCCGGACGACAGTGGCCTCCGTGGACAGCGGCACGCAACTGACGCTGGCTGCGGACATTTTCGCCTATGTCGGCGAGCCCTACATCATCCACTGCCAGACCGGCACATCCACCAGCGTGTCCGCGGGCCGGCTGGTGGACAGCGCGGGCGCCTTCGAGGACGCCGACTACACGGTCGCGCCGGGCGACATCGTCGAAAACGTGACGGATAATCTGGAGGCGACGGTCGTCTCGGTGGACAGCGGAACGCAGTTGACGCTGGACGCGGATATATTTCCCGCTACCGGCAAAACGTATGTCGTTCGCGGCCTGGTGGGCCGCGTGAAGGCGTACATCGATCAACAGCGCCCGGTGACGGCGTCGCTGGTGTCGGTCGTCGGGCCGACGGTGGTCGAGCAGGACGTGACGATGACGGTCACGGGCACGGGCCTGGATCTCTCGGCAATCGCCGACTCCATCGAGGCCTATCTGGACACGCTGACGCCCGGACAGACGCTTTACCTGGCCAAGCTCACGCAGATTGCGATGGACGCGGGCGCGGATAACGCGGTGATATCGGCACCGGCGGCGGACGTCGCCGCGACAACCTATCAAATGCTGAGGGCGGGAACAGTTAGTGTCACATAAAGACGTTTTGAAATTATTGTTTCCTCTTGATCTGGGCGGCGTCTTTGACGCGGATCTGGAGCTGGAGGGCGAATACCTGGATGCCGCTGAAGCAAGTGCTGAACAGTTGCTGCGCGAGATGATGCCGCAATCCGCGGGCGACAGCATTGCGGACTGGGAGCGCGTCTGCGGCATTGTTCCGGATGCGACGGACACGCTGCAGATGCGCCAGGCCCGCGTGGTCGCCAAGCTCCGGGAACGAGGCGGACTTTCGATTCCGCACTTCACGGCGCTGGCGGCATCGTGGGGCTATACGATTGTCATCGAGGAGCTGACGGCCGGCGCCGACGGCACGGGCGACGAGGGCATCTTCCGCTGGCGCGTGATTTTTCTGGCTACGCCTCTGTATTACTTCCGGGCCGGGCAGTCCCGCGCCGGCGAGCGCCTGGTGGACGGGCCGCTGGCCACGGCGATGGAGGGGCTCTTCACAGAGCTGAAACCTGCACACACGCAAGTCATATTTGCATATTCATAAGGAGAAAACGATGGGCAAAACAGTCTTTTCCGACACACCGCCGCAGGGGACGATCGTCACCGCCGCATTCCTGAATGCTCTCAATGCGCAGCGTCATGACGGTTTGGATGATGACGGGCATGGCGTGCTCGACTACGCGGTGACATCGGGTAGCGCGAACGCCTATGTATTGACGCTGAATCCGGCTCTGGCTGCTCACGTGGCGGGAATGCCGATCCGGTTTAAAGCCAATTTCACCAACACCGCGGCCGCGACGATCAATATCAATAATTTAGGCGCCGTCGCGCTGAAAAAAAATTACAATCAGGCGTTGGCGGCCAGCGACATCTTGTCCGGGCAGATCATCACCATCTGTTTCGATGGGACGAATTATCAGGTAACTGGCGGCATCCGGGTCTATGATCCGTTGTCCGTCCTGCCGCCTGGCGCTGAGCTTCTATGGCCCGGAGAAACGCCGCCGTCCGGCTGGTTTGAGGAAAACGGCGCTGCCGTGAGCAGGACGACTTACGCGGCGCTGTATGCAGTGATCGGCACCATGTACGGCGACGGCGACGGCAGCACGACATTCAATCTGCCCGATCCTCGCGGCCAATTTATCCGCATCTGGGATCACTCAGCCGGCGTTGATCCCGACGCAGCCACCCGGACCGATCGCGGCGATGGCACGGACGGCGACCATGTCGGCACGAACCAGGCGGATGTGTTCAAAAAACACGCGCACGCGCTGGCCGTTAGCGCATCTGGCCAGGGATCTGACGAGATCAGCACCAAGTACGCTCCGGCCGAGGCGACCACGTATGCCACAGCGGGCATCGGCGGCAACGAAACACGGCCGAAAAACACCAATCGGATGATGATCATTAAATATTAGTAAAGAGAAGGCGGACAGTATTTCGGGAGCTGCAACTCCCCAAACCATGCGCTCGAACGCACGACAGGATGACCTGCTACCATCCGCCCCAAAGTGAAGTGGCGACCGTTTATAGCAGGCGCATCCAAACATTTCAAGGAGCGCAACTTAATGAGAAGCTTTTTGTCGTACCTGGGAGGAAAATCTTTATTGGCCGGCAAGATAATCCCGTTAATACCGGAGCACCAGTGCTATTGCGAGGTATTCGCCGGTGCTGCGTGGATGCTATTCAAGAAGCAGGAATCACAGGTCGAAATTATCAATGACATCAATACCGACCTCGTCACGCTTTACCGGGTCGTGAAGCATCATCTAGAGGAGTTCGTTCGTTATTTAAAATGGATACTGGTCGCGCGTGATGAATTTGCCCGGTTCAAACTGGAAGAACCGGAATCATTGACGGACATCCAGCGCGCGGTTCGGTTCTTTTACCTGTTGCGGTCCGGCTATGGCGGAAAGGTTTATAAACCATCATTTAATATTAACACTACGCGGCGATCCGGATTCAATCTGCTGCGCTTGGAAGAGGAGCTGTCAGTAATACACCTGCGCCTTGCTCACGTGTACATTGAAAATAAGCCTTACGCAAAGCTCATCGAGCAGTGCGATAAGCCCCATACCTTCTTTTATCTTGATCCGCCCTACCACGGCTTTGAAGATTGCTACGGCACAGACGTATTCAGCCGGGAGGATTATGAGAAAATGAGCGCTCAACTGGCAGGTATCCAGGGCAAATTTATTATGTCCATTAACGACGTCCCGGAAATCCGGCGGCTCTTCAAAGCATTCAGGATCGAGACCGTCCAAACGTCATATACAGCCGCCGGCGGTGATAAGCGAAAAAAGGTCGGCGAACTGCTGATCAGAAATTATTAA